TCATCGTGCAGTCGAAGAAGAATAGCGGTGTATCGGCGTTAAGCTGCTCTTTGGCTGTGAATGCGCTTTGCATGGAAGTTGAGTCCGTTCAGATTCGTGAAATGAGATTGACTGAGGCTCGCGAAAAACCCAGGCTGGTGCTCGTGATCGTGAGTTCGTCGTCCGCAAAATAAGTTTCTTCGTATATGCCGGCCGCTGCCGAGGTTGGCTTGTATACAGACGGCCATGGTTGTGCCTCGACCTGCAGTCCAAAGACGTTAACCGACTGACCCGCTGCCAGAATCAGCGAAAACGTGGACTGCACCGCGCCCGCCGTTCCCGTGCCCGATATCAGTACCCGGGCCCAGTTAGGGCCGACAGCCGCGGCGGTCTGCTGGCCATCGCGGTGCATCGTGACTGTGGCGGCTGCGCTTGCCCGCACATACGCGCTGAAGCATGCAACGTAGTCTCCCGAGATACCCAGCGTCTGCGTCAGTTGCAGCGAACCCGCGGTCGGGTTAGACACCGTCGAGGCCCGCTGAGTACCCAGCGGATCCGATGCCCCCGACGAGATACTAAGTTCATTAGCCTGCCATCCCGCGCCGGCCAGGTTTTCGCTCCAGCCCAGCAGATTGGCCAGTGGATCGATAAATGTGAAAGACCCGAACTGCCCCTGCGAAGCACTGAACATCCCACTGACAGCCTGCGCCTCCGCGGTAGTCAGATCCCGGTACTGCAAACTCCAGGTCATTTGTCCGCCCGCGGCATCGGGAAGCGAGATCAACTCGCCGCTCTCCAGTTGGGTCGTAATGGCACGCCACTGCCGCTGGCGCTGAAAAGGAAACTGCGTCACCACGCCGCTTCCGATCTGTGGATAAAAGCTCATGCGATTTCCTCGATCTCGATATCCGCGTTGGTGTCCATTTCACTGCTGGCGCCAGCCCCGTAGCTCTGTCCCGAAATGATGCAGGTCGCGGCCTGATTACCGCTAACCGGATCGGTAAACGAAAAGACTCCGGTCCCCTGCTGCTCCATAAACGCGGCTACCGCGGCAAGCTCTGTCTCATCCAGAAGATCCAGGCGGATCTTCCAGCGCCGCAGTCCGGTTCCGTAGAGCCGGAATCTCTGCCGGCTCCCGTCCATGAATCTCACGGATTGCGTCTGGAATCGAACCGCAAGATCGAGCGGATACTGCGCAACCGCTCCGGTTCTTAATGTGGGGAAGGCGCTCATGATCAGAGATCCGCCACCACACTATTGATCGGATGCATGTTGAGCATCGCCTCGCGCACCGCGCTGGCGATATCGTTGCTGCGGTCCATGAAAGACTGGCTGTCCATTGCGCTGACGTTCACCGTGATCTGCGGCGAATAGTTGGTCTGGCTTCCGCTGGAAGCGGCGGGCGCAGGTGTTGCAGTCGATCCCGTTCCTGAAGCCGAGCCGGCGCCGGCGTTCGATGTCTGAGAAGGAACCGGCGTCGCCTGCAACACTCCGCTGATCGAAACCGGCGGCGGTGGTGTATAGATCGGCAGCGGCTGAGGCGCCGAAGTGCCCCCAAACAGACTCGCTATCCCGGAGATGATCGGAGACAGAAACCCCAGCGCTCCGCCGAACAGGCTGGAGGTGACGCTGCCCAGCACGCTCCCGCCCGAACTGCCCGATTTAGCGGAAGTATTGCTCTGCAGCGCCTGCGTGTTTTCGGTGATCAGGTTCGCCTGCTGCTGATACGCCGACTGCAGCTGTGCAATCTGCTGCCCCGCCTGCGACAGCGATGTCGCCAGATCTCCGTTGCTGTTTGAAACGCCCACGCCGATCGTCGGCGGATTCGGAATCCCGCGCTCGCGCGAAGGTGCAATAGTATCGATTACTTCTTCAATGCTGCGATTGCGTGCCATCTCTCTCCTCCCGTTCCATCTGCTCGCGCAAAATCAAAAACGCATCGGCCGTGCGGGCACGCAACTCTATAGAGTTCGGAATCCCCAGCCTCGTGCTCACGAAGAACTCCTCAAGCAGAGCCATACTTTCGCCCGTGACGAACGACTTAGGGCATTCATCCGAATGGATCTGCCGCCGTCCCCACACGATTCGCGGCTCGCCGCGCTCTTCCGCGGGGAGAAACCCGCATCTGCGTTTCTTCTCCAGGCCGTTACGTCTGCAACTGCCGCAATCCCACCCGGCCCGGTCCGCAAGCTGCGCGCTTGCTAACTGGAAATGGAATGCGACGATCAGTTTTTTCTTTCTTGCTCGCTCAGTCCGCACTCTGCCTTTACCGCCGTCAGTGCTTCCTGGAAGAGTTCTTCGGGTCCCCGGTCCACCAGACTCTCCGGTGTCGCCGGCTCTCCGTCGATCTCGAGTCCCTGAACTTCTTCGAGTCCCCATTCGATATACAGCCGATCCAGCTGTGCGCCCAGAAGGCTCGCTTCGATCCGGTTCTTCTCCTCGCGGCCCGCCTCGAAGTACTCGAGCCGCACTGCAAGGTCGCGAACGCGCTTCAGAAGCTCGAGTCGCCTCCCGAAGGTAATCCGGGCGATGATGAACTCAACACCCGGCCACAATTCGGATCTCACTGAGGCCTTGCTCTGCCATGTGGTTGGAACGGATGTTGACATTAGTGTTGGCATCGACTTGCTCCTATCCAAACGCAATTGCCACTTCGCTGCCGCCCGTGCCCTGCGCGCGAGTGTCCTGGAATTTCCACTTCAGACGCGTCCCGGAATCGTCGAATTCCGGCACCACCGGCACAACGCTGGGAAGATAAATCCCCATCAGCTGTCCGCCTGTCTGACCCAGCTGAAACATCACGCCCATCGGCACCTGCTGCCGGGCAGCCTGGTACAGCGACTCCGTCGCAATATCGTCCTGTCCGAACAATTCGAGCGAGATCGATACCTCGCGCGGTCCCGGTGAAATGCCTTGCGCCAGCGTCGACCCAAATTCGTTGGCCCGCATCTCGACATTGTTCTTGATCTCAATCGACGCCGCGGAAACAGTTAGAAACGGATTCGCAATCACGCCGAGCCAAACCTGGCCCAAATTGCCGGGCACCGGTGAATATGAGAACGCAGCAACGGCCGGCTCGGCAGGGAACGCGGCCATGCCGCCCTGATTGGCCGAGAAGGATGCGCTGTCGATGATGTCCTGCGCCTGGCCCTTGAATTCGAACTCGTGAAAGTCGCCGTTGAGTTTCACGCTCAACTGGTCCACCGCTGCGCCTGTCAACACGCGCTGGACAGCGGTTGACGGATCCCAGTAGTCGAAGAGACTTACGCTCGGCAGTGTTTCTGCAAGGCTGTAGCTCGCCGTAGGCCCAAGCGGAACGCCCACCACCGGTACCGTCGAAAACGGCGCATTGAGAATCACTGTGTTTGCATCCGCGACCGCCGCAGCAAATCGGATCTCGCCGGCGGAAACGATCGCCTGCCCCGGATTCAAACCATGGGGTGTCACAAACGTCACGGTCGACGCCGTCGTTCCGGTGTTGGCTGTGCCTCCCGACCAGAGATTGCTGCTTCCGCCCATCGTGGCCTGAAAGAGCGGATCGTGCGGCGGCGGCACCGTCGAATCGGGCCAGTCGCGCATGTAAGTCTTCATGCCGAAGGTGGTCTTTGTGCGCATTCCCTGCGGCACTCCGGCCCAGCTGCGGCTGCCCGTCTTGTCCTTGCGTTGACTCCTTGCCCTCGTCAATTGGGCGCTCATGGACACGGCGGGAATTCTATTCGCCGCTGTGATCGCCGGAATCGTTCCGTACCCGCTCTCCAAAGCGCAGTACCACCGGTTTGCGTTAGATGAAATGTATGCCATAACTTACTTACTGACCTCGATTTGAAATCCGACTCGCGCGCGCTGAAGAAAGTTCTTTCCCCCGCGCACTACCGGTTCGTAGCTGACTTCGTAACCGCCTGCATAAAACGTCCCGTTTCCCCAGTCCCCACGCGCGTCGTCCAGCAGCGCGCAGACCGCATCCACATAGAGCTGTGTGTCGTTCTCCAGCCCTTCGATCCGGTCGTGCGAACACCGGACCTCCGTCACTACATGCGCTCTGCCCGAGAACTGCCGGAACTTCTCCGTGAGAAGATTCGTCACTTTGTCGCAATACACCAGCAGCGCGGGATAAACCGCATGTCCGGTCTTCTCGCTTACGTCGATACTCGCATTGAGCGCGATAATCGACCTGATTCCCGGTGCCGTTACCGACCCGTCCGCCTGCTCCATGGCTCCGATCCGGACGTTCACGCCATCCGTTGTCGACTTAAGCTTCGCGAGCACATTATTGGTGATCGTTCCCGTTGTTCCCGCCATTGTTTATCCCCTTAACAACGTCCGTGCCAGCGGACGTACAAAATCCGGAAGCTGCCCGTTCCCCGGCGCTCTCCCCTGTGTCGCGTAACCCGGCGTATAGGTGAAGCTGCTGCCTGCCGGAAGCGGCACGTTGTTCTGACCCGCCATCCCGGCCACGGAGCTTCCCGCGTACACGTTGAATCCGGTCGCGTTCACCGGCGGATTTACGGCCGTAACAGTCATAAGGTTGTTTTGAGCCACCGCAATAGACACTGCTGTGGACGCGGCGCCTTCCTGGCCCGCTGCATTGACCCACGCCACGCTCGCATAGAACGTTCCACCCTGCTGAGTGCCCGTGATAACTTCCAATTGGGGCATCGAAGCCCGGCGAACCGGGCTGGAGACAAGCCCCAGCCCGCTCGCCAGAAACTGCTCGTAGGCGTCGCGTCGCAGCTTCGAATACTCGTCCCACCGTGCCTGGTAACGGTCCACCAGCTGGCTGAAATACGCGTCGCGATAAAACATCGCGAGCGCCGCCATCGTTTCCCATCGCTTGAGTGGTTTGGTAACCACTACCTGCTCCAGCTTGAGGACCGGGCCGAACACCAGTTCCATCGTTGGCCGCGGCCGATCCAGCCAAAGCTGCAGATCGGTTTCCAGCTCGTCGTGTGCCAGCGCAAGTTTTGTCGTCGCATTGATCCCGCAGGTCTGCGCTACTTCCAGCAATCCCGAATCCTGAGCGGTTAGATCGTCGATCGTCGACGCCGGCCCATCCATAAACAGCGCCATCGCTATTTCTCCTCTTTCGGTTTCCTCAGCTCGGTGTGAGGAATAACCATCACCTGCATGCGTCGAGCAGCCTGTTCCGCCTCGACCCGCTCACGGTCCGCCTGCTGCCGTTCCATGAACTCCAGTTGCTCCTCGTCCGACGCCACGCGTGCGCGTCCTTCCGAAATGAGCTTCGCCGCGATCCCGCGCGGAACTTCAGTCCGCACCCCCGCTTTGCCGCCCTCGGAGGTCGCAAGACTGACCACGACGATGTCTTCACCTTCCAGCAGCGCCTCGGTCTCCCGAATCTTTCTGTAATAAGCCCGCAAATCCATGAGTTCCTCTTTTCTGTTGAAATTCCTAAGATCGGTTGCGGCATGCGGGACAGGCCCGATTGCCTGTCCCGCCATCCGACATGACTAGCTGTTGACCTGCACCGCGAAGCTGTTCCGAAGAACCGCAACGCCGTAGAGTACGTCAACCGTGAACTGCTGCGAGAGCGTGTTCGGCTGATAGCTCATCGTGACGCGCATTCCGAAGTTGCCCAGTTCGGCGTATTCGGCAATGGCGCCCGTGCCTGGCAGGGGCTGAGGCAGCCGGCGGATCACCAGACCCAGCGCGTCCTTGCAGAACGCCAGGTTGTGGGTGGTCACCGGAGTCGTGCCCGTCTTCTGCACGTACTGCGAACGCAGAACGTAGAAGTCTTTGATCTTCCCGATGGTTCCGTCGATGAGAGTCTTCAGACCCGCTTCGCCGCAGGTATGGAACTCGCTGAACCGGGGAATCTGGCGCATCGCCGAATAGGTGTTGCTGTCGACCACCAGGAACTTCGGTTCGCTCGAAGGCACCTTCGACTGAAACAGAGCCGTCTCCGCCTGGTCGATCGTTGCTTCCGTAACTGCGGTTCCGGCCGTTCCCAAAGGAGCATTGGCCGTGAAGCCCGCGTACAGGTTCATCAGATCGCTTTCGATCTTCTCGGCGATCGCGATAACCGCCGGCTGCATGTAGACTTTCAACAGGTCCGGCACCGCGAGGACCTTCGTCACATCCGGGATCTGGAAGGTCGCTTCGGCGTGCGTGTTGAGCACGATCTGCGCATTCCCAAGGCTCGGATTCTGCGGCGTCACCGCGCCGCCTTCCGCGATGTTGTTGGCTACAAGCTGGGGCGCGATTGGAATGTTTACCGTATCGCCCGCCTGTGCCAGCGTCGGTTCGTAATCCCGGTTCACGAGGTTCCCCATCACGAGGTTCCCCACCAGGGCCGGTAATGCATCGGCGGCCACGAGTTTCACGATCGCGTTCGCGATATTTGCTGACGTAATTGATGGCATCTTTCTCTTCTTTCCTCTCTCTTCTGTTTGGCTTCCAATAGGAAAGGGGACCGTTTCCGGTCCCCTTTCCTGAGCCTTTTTTCAATCCGGTTCGCGGCCTTGCCGCTCCCCGTTGTTGGAGCTGTTTACGCTCCCCGCAGCGATTGCGACGCGACCCGCAGGATCTCCTGCCGCACTCGCTCGAGCTCTTCCTTGCTCATTGACGGGCCGATCTTGTCGATATCGATTGCGCCTGCACTGCTGTGCGAAGACGTTTTCTGCGAGCCCGTCATCCCCGTTCCACCCGCGATTCTCGCCGGCAGGAACTCCGGATTCTCCTGAACAAAATCTGTCAGATATTCCGACACGGGAACTTCCCCGTTCTCTCCGCGTGCCACCAGGCGACCGTCCTCGGTCCGGACTATTCCGTCCTGTACCGCCTTGAACGCCAGATCCACCTTGGCCACGCCCAGCTTCTGCAGTTCCGTTCGAATGGTCGTGTTACGCTGCGCTTCCTCGGCAAGCGCCCGGCTCCGCTTGTTCTCTTCCACTAGCTCGTTCATCCGCTTCTCGAGCTGTTCGCGCCGGCGCCGTTCTTCCTGTAGTTCTGTCTTGTATGCAGGTTCCCGTCTTGCGCTGTCTTTTCGCATGTATTCGTCGATCGCCTGCTGCACGATCGTTTGCACGTCGATTGGTCCTTCCAACATTGCCTCCCGTTCTTCTCTTGCGAGGCCGCCTGTCGGGGCGGCCTCATTGCTGGCGCGGCGCAGCTTTACGCCGCCGCGTCAATTTCGTCCACGATCCGGCTCTTGATCTCCTGCCGGGCGTCGTTCAGATACTTAAGGGCCACTCGCTTGAAAACCTGCTTCTTCAGCGTCGGCGAACCGATTCCCAGGTTCAGTAGGCTTTGCGCATCGGCGGCCTCCGAACTGAAGTCGCTGATGTCGAACTCGTCGAGCCCCGTCACATCGATAACCAGTTCGTCCTTGCGGGCCGCCGCGATTGCGTTCAGCACATTGCCTATCGTGTCCTTCATGGTGTTACCGTAGGCCCCCAGGATCTCCTGCGTCACGCTGAAATCCCATTGCTTGCTGAGCCCCGACTGGTTACTCCCCGCGCTGTTACCGGCCTGCTGCATCAGATAGGACACCCGGTAAATCTCGTCCTTCAGCTGATTCAGGTTGTCCGCAGCGATCTGATAGACCTTGCCCTCAGGCTCCATGTACCCGATGCGATCCTGAGGATCGAGCTGAACATAGTAGCTCTCCCCGATGATCTGGTTGAATTCGCGTGCCGAATACACCACAGGCGTCGCGAACAACCCCATTGTCAGAGCCCAGCCAAGCGCATTCGACTTATTAAAATGCTCAAGCTGCAGGAGCGCCGCCTTGTTCGTCAGCCAAAGTCCTTCGCTCACCCGAATCTCAAACACCGGCACCTTGCCGATTCCTGCAAAGCCATGCGGACCATCGTCCACCAGTTCAATCGTCTTCTTCTGGTTCGCTTCCCTCTGTTCGTAGATCTCGTACTTCGCGCGATCGTAGTAGATCCAGCGCGTTTCTTTCTTCCACCCCAATGACCGCACGCTGTCCTGTTTCAAACACGACGTTCGGATCACCACCCACTCCATCTCGCCGCGGTCGTCGTGGCTCCAGTTGATCACCTCGTCGGCCGTATAGCCGACCAGATACGCGCGGCTTCTTCCAGACGCATCTTCATCGGCCCGGTTTCTCACCGGTTCTGACGTCTTGGGGAAATCCACCACTACATAGGACTTTCCGCACACCAGAGCTTCGGTGAGTTGTTCCTTAAAGAACTGCGTCAGCTTTGTGCCCCGCAGATCCGCGTTGTCAACAAGCGCGTTAAAGAACTCTTTCCCGCGTTCGCCCGCGCCATCGTAAGCGATTACCGGTTCCTTGCGCACCAGCGTCGCCATGTACCAGTCGACAATCGACCCAAGATAGTTTTGGTAGAAAACCCTCGTCAGGCGCTCCTGATAAACCTCCATCGGTTCCTTGTGGCGCCTCACCAGATACTCGGCCGCATGATTACGAAACTGCTCGCCTCCCGAATACAGATCGCGATAGCGCCGCCACATTCTGGCCTTCGACGTATAGTCGGGATGTTCCTGCTCAATATGTGAATTCATCGTTCTTCCTCACAACAAAAGGTCCTCAAAACAATCGCTCCCTGCGCTCGCCAACCGGCGCTGATTTGAACTCCTGGTAGACCAGATAACCCAGTGCGTCCGAAACGTGCGTGCGCCGCCGGTCCTTGTCTTTATCGATCTGCATCGACTCTTCCATGTACGACACCTGCTCGAAATCCGCGATCAGTTCCCTGCAGCGCGGGCTCACAAACAACTGCGTTTCGCCCCGCGCGTTCCTCAGCTTTGCGTTCACCGCGCCCACCCGGTCCTTCACCGGCGGATTCGCATTCGGCACCCGATACGCAACCTTCGCTGACCGCTCCTTAAAAAACTCCCGAATTACCGTGTAATCCGAAAACCCCGTCGTCTGCATCGAGGCGCCCGAAGCGTCTCCGTAAACCACTACACCGGCCGCCGGCATCCCGACTCGGCGTTCGAACTCCTCGCACGCGTCCTGCGTCGATGCCCGATGCAGCACAATCTCATCCACCACCGAAATCTCGCCGTTCCGCACCTGCGCAATCACCGAGGACATCGGCGTAACGTTGAAGTCCACCGCCCAGCAAACCGGTTTCAGCGGATCCAGTTCCTCGTCCCGCAGGTTCGCCTCCCGCGAAAAAGCCCGGTACACCAAGCTCCCCTTCGCATTCAGATAATCCCCGAGCACCTCCTGCCGGAAGAAGTTCTCGTCGTAACTTCCCTTCAGCCGTTCGTAGAAGTCGGGAACCTGCTTCAGCAGAAACCGATTCTCATAAGGCTGTGCCAGCACCGCGTCATATCCGGGCGCCGCGCTCTGTATAAACTTCCGGTACACCCAGTCGAAACCCTTCGGCGTCCATACCGCAAATCCACTCAGCCGCGCCGCTCGCGGGTCGCGAAGGCGACCTTCCAGTCGCAGCCACGCTTCTTCCTGAGCGTAGGTCAGCTCATCCACTCCGAACCATGCCAGATTCGTGCCACGCAGCCTTTCGAATTCGTCGATCGATCGAAGCAGTATCTTCGATCCCGCATCCTTCACGGTCAAAACGTTCTCTGACTTGTGATACTCGAATGGAACCTCGTTATCGTTCAGCACTTCCAGCATCGACGTCAGCGTTGAATCCCGCAGCATCGGATACGTCGGCGCCCCAATCAGCCCCACCCGCCCCGGATTCAAATAACACAACCGCAGTGCCTCCTGGCAAAGCGCCTGGCTTTTACCCGATCCGATCGGCCCCGAGAAGCCTTTGAACCGCGCCGTCGAATCGTGAAACTTCTGCTGGCTCGGTAGCGCCGCGTACTTTATCCATCGCTCTTCCGATACTCCCATTCGTATTCACCTATCCACCCTGCCGCTACCGGTAAATCGCCGCCGCTGACCGCTTCCTCGCTCAGTTGCTCCACCCGAAGATAGTCGAGGAACCGAAACTCAGCTCTCTTTGCGACATCTGCGGCGTCGACGGTCGCTTCCCGAACCAGTGCTTGTCGCTCCGCGCTTCGTTGATTGTTCACTTGTCTGCTCGCCTCCCCGCTTCCCTTCCCGAACAAACACTACCATCGCCGCCGTGCAAGCCAACCTTCAAGGGACACCCAAACCCTTGATTT